AGTGAGCGGTGTCCAAGAGAACGTTGATGTCGTCTTCGGGGTCCTTCACCTTTCTGAGAAAGGCTAACAGTGAGTACAGATCTTTGGATTCGTTGCATACGGTCACGGCGTAGGTGAACTTCATTATTTACATATAGCTTATGTTCTTTAAAGCATCACCGAATGTTATAGTAGCAAACGTTGACGAATTATTCACCACATAGTTATTTGGTAAGTGATACACTTTACATTCGTCAATAAGTTTTCCTTTCACAATAGGAATTAACGTATCCTTGTAACGCCCAACACACTGTGGTATCATGCCTATGGCACTTTGCTCTCTTAAACCATACATAGGTAAATTAGGACTATCATAAAATTTTGTGTTTATAAACGTAGTGAAATCTTTTTTATCGTATATCCAAAATGCACAGTAAGGATTTATGTTATTCACACAGTATATTTCATCTTGAATGTTTATGAAAGTGTCCAATTGTTTACCTGGTAAATCAGTGATATATTCGTTACCATCATTTCCATATTCTATTCTGACGAATCCAACGTTATAATCAGTCACCTTATTTTTATAATTCAACCAGTATTTTATCGCACTGTATGGAACAAGTATATCATCTTCTATATACATGAACATATCGTATTCATCCTTTTGCTGTTTCATAAGTTCTCGGCATTTCCATGTTAACATAAACGGATGGCACCTCGATAAGTCATGATGTACTACGGTAAGAGAACCATTTGAATATTCATCGAATGTTTCCCTATTCACGTGTATAGCATTGGTATGAATAAATATGTCTGTGGTGTACTCGTATGATTCTGCTTCTTTTATAATTCTATTAATGTACGCAACCCGTTCTTCCAAAAAATAAAAACATATATGCTTTGTAATTTTGTACATATAATATAGTTAAAGTATTCTCTTTAAAATCCATTAATGGAACCCCTCGTATTCAAGAAATCTGGTGGACTAGGAAATCTTCTCATACAATTAACCTCTATGGATCCTGGATGTAAACTCCTACACGACAATGTATTTGAATATGAATTTTCAAACTGTATGAATATACATGGCTTTACTCGCGTGTCGCACGATGGAAGACAACCCGAAGCACCCATATACATCAACCCTCACACTATACAAAATGTACATTCAAAGATACGCGACATCATGAGTCCCACACCCCTCATGGAGAAGTTGATTCAAGAAAATATTCACGTGTTGGATGATGTTTCACACGGCATGTCCATCAGAAGGGGTTCGTACTGTGAAGATTCTAGGCAGTTCAAGGATGAAAGAAGCGATGGACCTGAACACTATTTCTGTTCCGACAGGGGCCTTGAAAAATTTAAAAAGATTATAGAAGGAGCCCCGGGTAAAGTTTTTGTGTCTTCGGATTCTGCTTCTACACTGAAAGAACTCGTCGACACATTCGGTGATAAAATACGAACCATAGACACGGCGTGTGTGTACATTCAAGAACAACGCGGTGAAGAGAATATAAACCTCGAAAAGTATCATTCAATCTTTCTCAAGTTTTTCTTATTGAGCAAGTGTCCTCACCTATTTCTCACTGGCGGGAAGACGGACTTTACTGGATTTTCTACATTTGCGTACATGGCAGCGATATATGGTAATAAACCATTTTCGATTGTTTTCAATGAAGATTAATCACACCCTTTCGAGTATGGTGAGACCGTTATTATTTATATAACGTTCTCTAATTTTCCACTCTGGATGCGCCTCCAGAAACTCTTCTATGGCCGGCCAAAGACCTTTCATGATCTCAGAGATGGGTATTCCGGTTATTCTCGATTGTATCTCCGCAGCCCCTGCACCACCCAAGCAACGAATAGTCTCTCCCACCCATTCATCTACTGTCGTATCATGCATGATCATGTACTTGTTGGTGACTTTTGAAAACTTTTCGAGTTCCCTCTTCAGCTGCCCATACACGTGCCACGTGTCTATGAAGGTCATGTCGACATTCTCCGTGATGTCCAATTCCAAGTCGTTCTTCCACTCGTACGTTATGGTCACACCAGAACCCTTCGATGTCTCTAGTAGTTCACCGATCTCGCAAGGTTCTATGTCGTTCATCACATGCCGTTTCGTATCCATATCATTTTCAGACAATCCCTTGGCTATAGCCCAACTGGACACTACACCCCGAACACCGAGTTCGAGGACACTTTCACACGTCTTAGCGTACTCGTAGAGGGTAGGTAGATGCTCGTTAATGTCACTGGGGGTCTCGCATAGTGTTTTATATTTAGAATTCATATATGTATTGTAGTAAAGGAGTCTTTATATAATTAAAGATCTGACATTATTAATAATATATGAATTGTATTTTTATACATATAGATGATATTAAAATATTTTTTAATCAATTAGAGAGTATTTACATTTATGGCGATTTGGAAGATACGGATATAGTAGTGTCCACACCAACACGATATATAGACGTAATAAAGAAAAGTCATCTTTTTTCCGAGTGTATCAAATTTGATACACTTTCCTCATCTAAATCAAAATATGATAAAATACTCAACCTGCAGACTGATCATGATGGTCCCTATTGCTACGACGGTAAAATGACTACCATCGAAAAGTTGAAAGATAAAACTATATGTGACAACATTTCAAAGGCGAAAAAGTACATAGATGAAAATTTATTACCGATTATCTTAAATAGTGGTGATAACCATGAAGGGTGTATTTTCATGTTACATCACACAACTAAATATAGTGACGTTTACTTGAACAAAGCAAAAAATATTAGCAACCTAGTGCTAAATAAAAACATCAAAAACGTCATGGAAATAGGTTTTAATTCTGGATTTTCTGCATTATTGATGTTGATTTCAAATCCATACATAAAATTAAAGTGTTACGATATAGGGGAACACGCGTATACCCGACCATGTTTTGAAAAAATAAAAGAGACTTTTGGGGATAGAGTCGACATCGTTTATGGAGATAGCACAAAAACACTTCAATATGATAATAACGTATATGATTTAATACACATAGATGGAGGGCATTCTACACAAGTAGCAGAAAGTGACATAAAACATGCATACAGACTATCTGCATCTGGAACTATACTCATCATGGATGATTATGACTTTCCAAACTTACATGCCATCTGGGACAGTTATGTTAAAAAATACAACTTACAAAACTTACATGTTTTTACATATGATTCACCTCATCACGATTCCAAGTTTGTTACCATGTAAAAAATTATTCATCTTCGCAATCTTACTACCATAGTTACCAGGTCCACCTGAAAAGTGGCATATGGTCGCGTCATGAACTGAAGTTGGATTGTTCACTACTTTACCGATTAATGTCTTATTATCATACATATTATTTTTAAAAGCATGATAAATTATAAATGGTTGATCGATACATTCCGGTATGGGTAACCTATAATTGTATATATGCTCTAATATGTCTGAAAATAATTTTTTGAGATGAGATGAGTTGTTGAATAAAAGTATACCAGATGTAAAAGCATCTTGGTTCAATGGTGGGTCGAAGAATTGAGCCCCCCAGAATTTATGGTTTGTGTTACCCTCCTTCAACGCGTATAATTTATCTTCGAGGGTAAAATTCAACATGGATTCTATTTTACCTGTAACCAATATATCACAATCGAGATACAGTATCTTATCATACGAGTGTATCATGGGATATTCAAATATTTTAAGTCTAGAATACCCAGCTTCAAATTTAGTATGTAAATCTAAACACCATGTATTCCCCTTGATGTTCAATTCATGAAATATGTTTTTAATTTTAGATTCAAAACTATGATGACATATTACTAAATAATCAACGTCATTAGAAGGACATCCAATATGTTTATAACTCGTTATTAACAACTTGAATAAATTGATGTAATTTTCATTACAAAATATACAAGAATACACGATTGATTTCATATATACATACAGGATATTCTTCTTTATATTAAAGATAATGTAATATATATTTTAAAATGAATATTGATGAATATGAGGATTTAGTATTCACTCACACCAAGGAACCAAGTAATGAAAAGACGTCTTGGGCGCCTGGAGGTAAATTGTGTTTGTTGTTTGCGGAGTTTAGGGATTTGGAAATCATCACGTACAACATATGGAACTTGGCACACGTGTACGGTGGTTGTGACGTAGGTCTCATTATAGTGTACAGTGGTGTGAATGAGAAAAGGATCAAGGATGCGACAAGGAATTGGAAAGGTGTCAGGTACGTGAAGGCATTCGATGATAATATTACAGTCGATGAGTACAGTAAGCTATTCGTATCTAGCGAATTATGGGAACATTTTTCTTCGTTTGAATATGTACTCACAAACCAATGGGATTCTTATTTGTTTAGAAAGATTCCAGAAAAGTTTTTCGAGTATGATTTTGTAGGAAGTCCCTGTGGTCATTTTTACATTCTATATGGAAATAGAATTATAAATATATGCTCATCAACATGTGAATGTGATAGATGTAAAAGTGGTGATCATTCTCTCAAAGAATCAAACTTCGTAAACAGTCCTTATAAAAAATGGTTCATGTTTAACGGTGGGTTTTCGTTGAGAAAAGTCGATTCTATCAAGAAGATATGTAGAGAAAAAAGATATTCAGGTGAAGCCGAGGATATTTACTTTGCCATATCAGAACTTTCAAGACCCACACGTGAAGAGGCGAAAGAGTTTGGAGTTCAGGACTTTCCGTACGACGGTGTTCCGGTGGGATGTCATCAGATATGGCTCAGGAACGACAAAGAGTACGTGAAAAACTTATTCAGTCAGATAGACTCGACGCTCCCTCCACACCCGGGGAAAGATGTTACAGGGGTTTCCTCGTGATATTCAAATCACAACTTCAGTCAACAAGTATTGTTAATAATAGTTAGTCATTAGTGTACACATCCCTATTTCTCCACATGTGTCCATAATCATTTCCACCAATTATATCAGTGTTGTCAGCCCCCTTCGCATTGTTGTATTTACACTTGAGTATTCGCTTGTCACCGAACACCACATGTTCATCAGACGTGTGCTGTCCGATCATGCGTTTTTCTGGGTGAGCTCTCACGTAATCTATGGCGGCGTTCATGTAGGCACCGGGTCCCGTGGGGTACAGACAGTCTATGCCGTAGTGACGTTGTTTCGCGTTCCATAGCACGAGGTCAATCATCTTTTTAGAAATGGGGTGTTCCTTCGTGGAACCTATGAAGGCTGTGTACATGCATAATTGGTTGGGTGGACAATCGACACTCGTGTAGTACTCGTGGTTCGAATTGTTCAGGGTGTCCAGGGGTTCTAGGCACACCTGTCGAATATCGGAGTACCACCCACCCTCGTGATACATGATGAGATGTCTCATGAGATCACATTTATACGAGTAGGGTTTCAGGGTCCGGTAAGCTTTCAATGTTTCCTCATCAAAGTGTTCCTGAATGTACGCCTCACAATCCTTTCCAGAGTACAGCTTCACCTTGTACCCCGGGTTCATCCTGTACCAAGTCTCCAAAGCCTTCTTCATTCCCTCGGGCATATCGGGCATTTCGCCTCCATCGACTATGATTATCTTGTGAATAACCTTTGGCACGACCATATATCACTTAAAGTGATCAAACCCTTAAGTGACATGACCACCCTCGTCAGGGCTTCTCTTCCACAATTTCCGAGTGACTACACCAAGCTCAAGAAGAACCTCAAGAAGTCCACCCTGGCCTATGGCTCCGTGATTGCCTCGTCTTACTTTATCACCATGGGGGCCGAAGAGGGTGTGTCCGCCACCGTGGGGGTCGTGTCCTCCTTCGCCTACCTCCATTGTCTAGAGAAGCACGTGGACACCCTCGAGCGGTCACCGTTTCAGAAACAGTTGTTGATTCCCGTGGGAACCTGTGTTTTTGAGACGATGTGGAACAAGGCACCCTTCGCCTTTGACTTTGACTACGGGGCTACCTTCGCGGGGTTCTTGGCGTACAAGATGGCCCTGTGCGCCGTGCTCTACGATGTGGTCAGGGAAATTCTTCTCACGAGGAACGAATAGGAACGACTGTCGCGGGGTTCACGAGTGTAATCTCGGGTCGTTCGGAGTACCTATAGTATTTTATAGACATTCCGTATCTGTGACGCATCACCTTGTCTATGTACGTGTTGAACATCTTTTGCCAACTGGCGATTGACACGCTGAAAATAGCTATTGGCACGGGGTCGTACCTGACTGCGTATTTTTCTATGTCTTTGTTTATCAGAAGATTCATGAACGTGTCGTAGGCTGCGCTCGGATTTGGTAACTTAAAATTGTTGGACTCCAATAAATCGATCATGTAGTAGCCATTTCTTTCCAATATAATATTCGCTTGCATCTTCGGGTAACCGCGTACGTAGTACGTGAAGTCCTCCTTGCTCGGAAGGGTCACGGTGGACACGGATATATTTCTGGACACGGGCACTGGATGGGAGTGATACACGATTAGATTCTCGTTCGTACCCGCCGGTGGCATGACCATCATCGGTTGCCAGTTTGTGTGTCTCGTGGGAGTGTTGAATTCCACGAGATCACCGTATCTTCTGAGGTTGATGATACCCACGTATTCACTCTTGTCTCGTTGAGAGGTGAGGTACACGTCTTTCAACTTGTCGATTATATCCTTGCTCAACTTGACGGTGATCATGTTATCCGTCTGTTTCGTGATGACACCCCGTGTCTCCATGACATCTTCTATGGACCGAAGTCTCGAGGCTGTTAAAACATTTTTTCGAGCGGCCGTGGAGGCTGCAGAGGCGCGTTTTTTCATCTTCGTTTTGGGGCTCGGCTTCGTCGTTTTAGTCTTTATACCCGTCTTCATATACTGTATACTGAGAGAATTTCAGAAACGGCTGGATGCCTCTTGATGTCACCATCGTCTAACGTGATGATGTCAATATGCTCCAGGTAGAGCCCGTCCGTGCGATCGATTATGTCCATCAACCCGTTCGATTCGTCCATGTCACTCTGCGCGGCGTCGCCCAACACGACGATTTTTGAATTTTTACCGATTCTTGTCAGGAGCATCTTCATCTGCGCTGGGGTGCTGTTTTGCATCTCGTCCGCGATGATGAAGGTGTCGTTGAAGGTGCGACCCCTCATGAAACCCAGGGGTTCTACGAATACTCTGGGTGTCATCTTACAGTTTTCTAGGAGTGGATACGTCCACGGCTCCATCTTTTCGTCCATGTCACCCGGAAGGTAACCGAGATCCTCTCCCGCTGGTACGACGGGGCGTGTGAACACGAGTCTATCGAACTCGCGTTTAGAAACCCTGACCATGGCTTCCTGACACGCCAACATGGTTTTACCCGAACCAGCGGGTCCAGTGGTTATGACGATAGGTTTAGAGGATTGGAGCGACCTCATGTAAACACACTGATTGTGTGTAAGAGGAAACTGCATTATAATATAGGGATAAATTAATATGGAGTTTCATTTCGTCAGCCTACGATCAGGGGGTGCGGCCACCATCATCGATGGGCGGGATAAACCCAGATTCATCTGTTTCAGTGACAGGCAACACGCGACCAAATACGCCACTTACATTTGTGAACACAAGGCGAAGTTTGGCACGTGGCCCATGGTGAACTTGTCAACACCGTTTATAAAGGTTCATTTACTCGAGGGTCATAGGGAGATCGATGCCCTGAGTTACATGAGTCTTATTGACATTGTACATAAGGATCAAGACGACCTGGACAACATGTCTGTCATGACTGGTGTAAATTATTTTTACTGTCACTTGTTCGAATACGAAGATCTTCTCTCGATGCACATGCGTGGTCAGGAGATTGACGGGTACGTGAATGACAGTCTGTACAGGGAAAACATGGACGACAGTTTAAAGAATATGTAAGTGTACAGTATATCATGTCGTTCGTGGGTCTCTTCGATCCCACAGATGAAAATCACGTGCTCTGGCTCCGTGAGGTGGATGATGCGATGAGTAGGACGACCAATGGAAAAAAGGTTGACGTCAAGAAGGTGATTAACAGTAATCCCATGAAACTGGAGGAAAAGAACATGATGGACTGGGCCTTCACACACTTTCAACTGTGCATGAAGTACACACAGGGTGTACTCAGGGGGGAGGCGTTTGTTCCACCCAAGCCAGGTACTCCTGAGAAGTGAAGTCCTGTGGCTCGGAGTCTTCGTCCATTCTGACCAATAATATCTTACCGTCGACGCGTTCTTCATGAAAGGGGGGTGGGAGTTGGTTTTCGTTTTCCCGCTCGGCTGTCACAGCTTTCATGATCACCACGTCAATCTCAGGCCATTGCCCTATGAAGGTTGCCCGTCCACCTAGAATGTTGTATATTTTAGTTGTGTCTAGTTGTATGTCTTCTATAGCACCTAGCTGCTCGTACACGAGCACGGCTGTAATCATCTTGTCTTTTGTAAATAAAAAAAGTTGTATCTAATAAATGAACAGACTCGCTCGAATCGCGATCGCCGTCATCATCGTCTTTTTCATCCTGAGACAGGGTGAGTTGTACGTCCCTCGAAGCTTCCTCGACGAGGAGTGGCGCGCCGTCCAGACCGATCCCAAACGCAAGGCTGACCCCTTCAACACGTGCTCTCCTGAATCTTTTGGTGCTTGTGCAGAAACAGCCTTTCCTCACCTAAGTAGATACTAATTTCTCTGTACTCAACAAACAATGACGAGAGCATTCGTGACGACCCGATACGCCGAACTTCTCGACCTCCCCGAGGAACACCCATTGTGTGTAAACCTAGAAAAGTCTACACACAACTGGGCAGTGAGAAAGAGTGAAAGTCTCTTTGACGCCGCGGCGATAGACAATCCGCGACATATGAATAGGTACAAACATAAATTTTTAGAGATGCAAAAAAACTTGAAACACTCACCCACCCTGAAACAACGCATCCTGTCTGGACAATTGAAGACGAGTAAAGTGTTTGATCTCCCCCTGGAAAGTTTATGGCCAGGGGGTCCCTATGCCCTGGCGAAGGAACAGGGTATCAAGCGGGCCATGGCGAAGGATTACAATTTAGCAAACGAAAAGGATTACAAGGGTCTCTTCAAATGTAACAAGTGTAAGGGATACAAGACGACTTATTATGAATTACAGACGAGAAGCGCAGATGAGCCCATGACTGTTTTCGTCACGTGCCACGTCTGTAAACTCACGTGGAAATCTTAATGGCGTACTTACTGTCCGTGAGATCCGTGTCTTGATCCCCCACTGAAAGAATAAAGTTGTATCCAGATGTGCGTTTATAGTAGCCTTTATCTTCAGCCTTAGCAAAGACTAGTTTATCATATGTAATGTTATGTCTTTGTAATTGTTCTTTCGTCCAACGCACGTTCGCCGTGAAGGCTGGTCTGGCGGTCACGATGATGATCTTGTACCCATGGGCCTTGGCCTGTTGGTACAGGTTGTACACCTTTTCTATTCTACGCCCAGACAGGGATGTGATGAGCGTATCATCGATGTCGAACATCACCGCGTCAACCATTTATATACTTTAAGATTTTATCCCTAACCTTAAAAATGAACTGTTGTGTGTTTATAAACAATGTATTGACTTTGTACACGGTCGCGTGGATCATCATCCGTTATTATACAGTGACTTTAAGACTACAGGAACAAGTAGAATAATGATAGGCCACGTGATTGACGTTGAATACGAAGATGGTACTGTGAACATCGCGAAGATTGTATCCGATGAAAATACAGAATACATGGTGAAGCCCCTCATCAACGTGTACGACTACGTATACAAGTTTAGTAGGTTTCCTCACAGCATTCCCAAAGAGGCTGTCTCGGGATTTTACGACACGACGAACCTCGAAGACACAGGACTCTTTACTAAAATCGACGATACGTATTATGAATCGTTAGACACGTCAGATTCTGATTATGAATGTGAAGATTATTGAACAACCTTCATAGTTCCGTCCGCACGTTTCACGAAGATAACCTCTTTGGATTTACCACCCTTGAAACTAATCTCGGGTACACCACACTCCTTTCCCAGACGCTCACACGCGTTCCGTGTCTTCTCGGCTATGCTCAGATCCTGTGCGTACCCGATGTACGTTTCGTCTTTGGCCTGCACCGTCGCCTTGATGGTGTAATCTCCAAAGTAGGGTTGCGGCGCTACGACGTCCGGCGGTGGGGGTGCGTCCAGCATGGAACTTCTCGGGGGTTGCCACGCGATGAGTCTTCTCCTGACGATGTTGACGGGTGGTCGAATGGTCGTGAACATTTTATTAGTGTCTAATAAATATATTTCTTTATATAAATGAATAAACTCCTCCTACCCCTCGCCATCGTCGCTGTCATAGCCATATACTCGTGTCGGTTCATGCCCCCGAAGAAGAAGGAATCTTACTGCGCCGCCTGTAGAATGTAACTTAAAAAAGATTCGCGTCTAGAATGTATGGCGCCTTACAACCCCCCTAACACGCATTACAGCCAGTACAACGTCTCGGAGTACGATGAGGCTGATATTTACAAATTTATCGGGAACGGCGGAAAGAAGTTTTACTGGCTCACGAGGTACTTGGGCCTCGATTACATCTGGTACGACAAGGAAAGAAAGGTGATTGAACTTTGGGGCCCCTTTTACACCCTTAATAATTTTCAGGCGCATCACATTTTGGAGTGTGAATTGAACCTAAGTTGCAAAAAACAAGAAATCGTTATCGCATAATCATGACTCTCAAACGTCCTTCTCTCCGCCCCCCTCGTGGTCCTGCCCCACCTTTTGTTCGTCCAACCAAAGGTGTCGTACATGACATACTTCAATTACCCAAATATGTGTATCCTACAACCAAGCCCACGGTCTACCAAGATAGGTCGGAAGAGTACATCCGGCTCTTGAAGATGAACTACGAACAGTCTGGCGTACCTTTCCGCGAACCCGATATCACCGAGTTACCTCCGAAGCACAAGGAGTCCCCCGAACCCGAGAGACACATCGAGTACCTCGATCAGGTGCAGGTGCGTCTCAACGTACTCAAGAGTGGTAAAATTCGCGTGAAGTGCGTGACGCACGGTGCACATTTATACGATGAGTATTATTCTCAGGGGAAGCACCCACCTCTCAAGGCGTTGATGACGGCGTACAAAAACCTGGGCTATTCTGAAGCTTTCATCACGAACATGACAGAGAAGCACAAGGCGAGAGTCCAGTTCGGGAAGAAGGTGGGTAAGGTACTCGATGCCATATTCAACAAGTCTTCGACCAAGACCAAGAAGAAGAAGGATGAGCCCAGTAAGGAGGATCCAGAGGAGGACCCGGAGGACCCGGAGGAGGAAGATGATGGCCCGGAGGAGGATGAGGCACTCGTAGCGGATGATGAAGAGGAAGATGTAGAAGAGGTGATAGAAGAAGATTTAGATTTTGAATAAAATATCAGAGTATTATATATAATGATCAAAAGTGCTAGTAGTGTTGTGAAAAGAAGTTCAAACTCCAATAGTGCTTCATCTATGAACAACAATTCAGGTTTCCAAACGGCGGAATCAGGGGGGTCCGTAGGATTTAATGGCGGACGGCGATTAGGGAACAACGAATCATCTTCATCCGTTACACTTCCGAAGCGAACACCTATAAAGACAATGAAACCTAAAGGTCCTTCCCCAAAAACAATTACAACCATCAGACAGAGGGCTCAGAGAGCTGCTACTGTAGCATCTCGGAGAATAGCAAATAACATAAGAGGAAAAGGTCAAAGGGCTGCTAATACCGCAACTATAAAAGCCAGGGCATCGGCTGCGTTACAGGGAACAAAACCAAAAACAGCCATGAATAGAGCGATTGAATCTGGTCGAAATGCTGGAGCCATGAACCGACTTCAGGTAGCAAGAGCGCGGAGAATCATCAATAGGTTAAATGCAAAGACGGGGTTGGTAAATGAATTGGAATCCGTGAAATTCAATAGTAATAAATTGAGTGCGTTTTTCACGAAGTTAATGAACATGAAGAAGACTGAGAACGCTAAGAGGGCTGAGAACGCTAAGAGGGCTGAGAACGCTAAGAGGGCTGAGAACGCTAAGAGGGCTGAGAACGCTAAGAGGGTCGAGAACGCTAAGAGGGCTGAGAACGCTAAGAGGGCTGAGAACGCTAAGAGGGCTGAGAACGCTAAGAGGGCTGAGAACGCTAAGAGGGTCGAGAACGCTAAGAGGGCTGAGAACGCTAAGAGGGCTGAGAACGCTAAGAGGGCTGAGAACGCTAAGAGGGTCGAGAACGCTAAGAGGGCTGAGAACGTGAGGAGGAGGGCCGAGAACAAAAAGAGGGTGGTGTCTATGAAGAGGTCAGCGTCGACGCCTGTGAATGCGGTAGGTCCAGCTTCTAAAAAACAAAAAACGGGTCATATAAACTTTAAATCACTCATACAATCTATGCAGCTCAAGGATTTGAAAGAATACGCAAAGGGTAAAGGATATAGTGGATATTCTAAATTAAGAGTACAAGAGCTCAGGAATTTTATAATATCCAAAGCACCCGTAAAAAGGGGACAGAAAACCCCTGCTAGAGCGGGGACAGCTTCTAAAATACCAGGAATATCAATAAAAAATAGTGTATTGAAACGATTATTGAATGTTGCAAAAAAAGACGCAACTAACAATACATCAAAAAAATTGGGTTATGTGGTACTCTCTAGTTTATATAAAGATCACCCAGAAACTCAGTTGAAAAAATATATTAATATGGAAAATACTAACTACGAAGAATTTATAAAGAAACAGCATGAAATAATCACAAAAAAAACGGCTAGGTTAGAAACTAACAATACAGACGTGAATATACCTATGGATGAACATAAAATTCAAGACTTGTTTATGATGTTGTGGATCGATATGAGTCATGATGAATTATTTAAGGGAACATTCAAAGAATTCCTTATAAGTTCTATTAAAAATGTTTTTACTAACAAACCGATTACTATAAAAAATACAACATTATTACAAATATTTATTAACAACAAGATATTGTCAAATCCAAGCGGCGGTTTGAAAATTGAATCGCATGTCGAAAAAAAACTAAAAAAACTTGTACATGATATTTGGGGTGACCCATCTATACCCCCATTGACTGTTAAAAAAACGGCGTCTATTTTGTCTATCGTTAAAGATAAATCGAAACCAATTTACGTTTCATATGACGCAGAAAACTCTGATTTCATAACGTCAATCATGGATAAATCTAGAAATGAAAATACTGGTCGTTATTATCTTAAACGTATATTCACCATAGCAAACCTGATGGATCCCGGACGAGGAGCTTCAAAAAATCAGGGTGGCCAGGGAAGATCAGGGGGTTCGATAAATAAACTTATAGATCGTATATTCGATGAAGAACCATCTACACCATACAAATTTAATTACCAATTATTCAAATTCAAATTTGGTGATTATTTTACAATCGAAATTATACCGGATGGTACAACCTTTAATGCAAAACTTAACGATGAAAAGTTAAATATGAGGGTCAAGAGAAAAGACGCTATAAAAGGAAACGATATTGATAAAATTTCAAAAACATTTGGTGATTTCATCCAAATAATGACAGTCGCACACATGCGAAAAAGTGGCCTGAATGTAGTATCGACTTCACAGGATGGTGGATTCGTGGGTATGACTGGATTCGTACAAAGTAATCTTTTTGGAATTAATCCGGCTATTATTATGGACGCAACAACTGTAATAGGAGTTGGTAATAGAGGCGAGACAGGAATACAATTTATTGGTCTTGGAGAATATTTTAAAAATAATACGATACCAACAAGATCAGGTGTTACAACAAGATTCAAATAAAGCCAAGAGCCCTAGATAATCCATAACATGCAAGTCTTACGCGCTCCCACCCCCTACGTGCTTCCTCAGCGACCCCGTGCCGAACCCAAACGTCTGAGCGACTTCATCACCAGCGTGAAGAAGCACGAGGTTCGCGAGGCGCTCATCAAACCCAACGTGAATAAAGTGCTCTACATAGGAGACGATGATTCCCTCAACCAGTCCAACTACGTGTACACCCCCGAACTCTGGAAGTCGCTGATCGACGATGAGGTGGCTTTCGACGTGGATACCAGTACCCCATTCTCCGCGACGGACGCCTTTTCTATGTGGTTTACCCTGTTCTTAGCCTTTTACTTTGGTCGCATGCTCTTTTCCCGGGGTGGCGGTGGTCCACCCAACCCCTTCGACGTCAACAAGACTGAGTTTGAACTGGAGAAGCACATTCCCACGCGGTTCGAAGATGTCCAGGGCATCGACTCGGCCCGTGATGAACTCGGGGAGATTGTGGACTTTCTCAAAGAACCCGAAAAGTACATGATCACCGGTGCCAGGATTCCCAAGGGTGCCCTCCTCACGGGAAAGCCCGGCACGGGTAAGACCCTCCTCGCTCGCGCCATCGCCGGTGAGTCATCCGTGCCCTTCATCCAGTGCTCCGGCTCCTCCTTCGTGGAGATGTTCGTGGGTGTGGGTGCAAAGAGGGTCCGCGACGTGTTCGAACTGGCCAGGAAGAATCAGCCGTGTATCGTCTTCATAGATGAGATTGACGCCATCGGTAAAAAACGGTCAGCGGGTGGGTTTCCAGCCAATGATGAACGTGAGCAGACCATCAACCAGTTGCTGACTGAGATGGATGGTTTCGACAATACCTCACAGATCGTGGTGATCGCCGCCACCAACCGCGCGGATATCCTCGACGAGGCACTCCTGCGACCCGGTCGATTCGACCGTAAGATTCAGGTGGCACTTCCCAGTGTGGCTGGTCGAAGGAAGATTCTGGATGTTCACGCGAACAATAAAAACCTCGACGCATCCGTGGACCTCGATACCCTGGCCAAGCAGACCACTGGCTTTTCCGGTGCCGACCTGGCCAACCTCATGAACGAATGTGCCATCAGGGGTGCCAGGGAGGGTACCATCATCACGCCCACCATCGTGGAGAACGTGTACCAGCGCATCGTCGTGGGTGCCGTGGGGGATGTCAAGTTTTCCATGCGTAAGAAGGAACTCGTGGCGTACCACGAGGCTGGACACGCCATCATGGGTGTGCTGGTCCCCGAATTTGACACGCTTCGCAAGGTGTCCATCATTCCCCGTGGAGCCGCGGGAGGCATCACCTTCTTCCAGCCCACCGAAGAGAATGCTGACTCGGCACTCTACACGAAGGAGTATCTGATGTCACAGATCAAGGTGGCCCTGGGTGGACGCGCCGCGGAGGAGATCATCTACGGTGTCGACAGGATCACCACCGGTGCCTCGTCGGACTATGCTAGGGTCTACTCCATCGCGCGGGAGATGGTGACCACCTATGGGTTTGGTCAGAGAAACTTTGACGTGAACAACTTGTCCCCGGAGGCTGCGCACGTCATAGACATGGAGATCGATGCCCTGGTGGCCAAGGCGTACGAGGAGACCAAGGATACGCTGGAGATTCACCTCAAACAGCTCGAGCTCATCAAGGACCGACTCATCGAAGAGGAGATTGTGGAGGGTTCATGGATTTACACCCTGTTCGAGTGTTCAGACACGTCGTGTCCTATCGTGTTTTAAAGATTACTCGCCTTACTAAATAAAATGTGTTACCTCGCGTGGGACACAGAGACCACGGGGCTTCCGATGTCCCGTGGTGCCGCCACCAAAGATAACACGCACCTGTTTGATAATTGTCGCATCGTTTCACTCGCATTTGTCATGTATTCCACAAAGGGGAGAGAACTCAGTTCCTATCATTCCGTGGTGTACCCCGATACGTTTCAGGTGACCGCCACTGAGATTCACGGGATCACGCACGACCACGCACTCATGTACGGTAAGAAGTTTGAGGAGATTTACGAAGACTTCGTGAAGGCGTCTAAGGGTCACATACTCGTGGCGCACAATTCCAACTTTGACAAGAATGTACTCTTTTCCGAGTGTTACCGAAGGGGCCTCAGCGTGGAACCATTCGAGGCGATCACATTCGTCTGTACCCTGGACCTCGTGAAGGATATCTATCTGATGCCCAAAAAGTTGGAAGTCATCTACGAAGAGCTCACCGGTAAGAAGCTGGATGATGCCCACAACGCACTCGCCGACGCCCGGGCGTGTGGGGTGGTCTACCCTCTTCTCCGTGACATGGAACGCACAGTGAAACCTTCGGGTATCCCACGGGTCATACTCAAGGCTTCGGACGTGGCGAGCATGATTGGTAAGAATAGTTTTAAAAAACCCCAGGAAGTTCTCGACAATCTCTGGTACAAATACTCACCCAAAACATTCAAGGGAAAGACCAAGGACCAAATAGCCCGTGAGGCGATCGAAAGTTCTCCCGTGGCCAGGGGTATTCTCGAGGATGCCCAGCGGTTCAAGTCGACCAACAGTTCTGCGGTGGAGCAAAAGACCAAGGCTGCCATGAACCAACTTCATAACATCAGTGGTCTCACCAACGCCGATCTCGACGCGGCCAAGGAGTACGTTCGCAAGACACTCTTCACGAATCATGGAATACGACACGAGGATCGAACGGCCGAGAAGGACCCCACCCTCAAGACGGACGATACCTTTTACACGTACGAAGTGTGTACCATAGAGGGTACCAGGTACGACATAGTTGGACGCATAGACAGAATCGTGGCGAACGAGGATGGCACGCTGACTGTCGTGGAGATTAAGAATCGTGCCCGCGGGCTCTTCAAGTCTGTCAGGGAGTACGAAAACATCCAGTGTCAGACGTACATGGAGATGCTCAACATAGACACATGTAAACTCATCGAGCAACATAACGAAGACATGATGACGCATCACATTCGCAGGGACAGGGACTACTGGTCCAACACGGTTCTTCCCAAACTCAAAAATTTTTGTGAATGTTTTCATAGTATGATTTCAGCCTAAGTACGAACTTTGGGTACCAAAGTTCAACTCCTCTTGTCAAACAATGAACTACACTATTATCCACGTCTGCGCCGGCGATCACGTGCTCTACCGCGAGGTATACTTTAACCCCGTGGAAGCCAAGAAGCGAACCAGGGAACTTGTTCGTGAAAAATCATGGATGATCGACGGCGGCACCTTTTATTTCGGTGACGTTGATGTCAAGACCTATACCCTTGACATCAACGTGACTTCTCTCGCCTAAAGAGAACAACCACTGATGAACCATGTACGTGCGAAAAGTCGCGTGTGGTAACTTTGCCATTTGTGAAGGGGACCCCAAGGGTACCTTTGTACAATCACCGTATGAAGAGTGGCTGTGGATTCGTGATAGACATGTATACACCGTGCAGTCCGAGGGGAAGGTGAGACGCGTCTTGTTTTGTCAGGTGATTACTCGTGAGGAGGTCACACTGCTCAATAAGGGGGTCTCTCCCATCCACGTGACTCGCGGAACGCACGTCCCAGAAATCGAGATGATCTTTGGGCGGTGCGAGGCGTCCATGCGTTTCTTGGATGCCAAGCACCGTGACTACGTCAACACGTTGGCACTCAAGAGTGGTGATGTGTTGGCTATAAAATCTGTAGCTGGTAGTGGCAAGACGACGACTCTTCTGAAGTTGGCGACGGCCCATAAGAAGAAGCGTATCTTGTATCTCGCATTTAATAAGAGTCTCATAGAAGAAATTAAACAGAGGGCCCCACCCAACCTTCAACCCCGTACGTTCGATTCGCTCTTGTACAACATCATCACCCCTCGCCCCACGAACCTCATGGACATCAAGCCTCACACGGTGTCCAAGATTGTGCCATGGCTCACCAATAAACCATGGAAGATGAAGATGAAGTACGCCAGTCTCTTTGAGAAGTACTGTAACCAGATTGAATTCGATAGCCCCGAGGCGTTCTCAGGGAGAAAACCCGAGAAGTTACTCTTTTCCATGTGGGAGTCGGCTGTCAGGGGCCGGTTCCAATCCTTCGGTACCATCCGTAAGATGTGTCACGACAGGAGGTTGTGTAGGGGTGTGTTGGACGAACAGTACGACTTGATTTTCATAGACGAGAGTCAGGACTTTGATCTGCTCATGTTGTCGATTCTTCTCCGTGACACCACCATTCCCAAGATATTCGTGGGAGACCCCATGCAGGCCATCTACCAGTGGCGAGGGGCCATAGATGCCTTCAGCCGACTCCCCGAACACACGAAGGTGATTGAGTTTTATTCATCCTTCCGTGTGGGTGAACCCGCGTGTTCCAGGATACGTGAACAGTTTGACGATTGTTGGATGATTGCCGGGAAGGACCACCGGACCCAACTGGTCTACGATGGTTCACCCCAGGGTAAGTACACGTATCTCTTCAGGACATGGAGGGGTCTCATGGAGACGGCGCGGCGCACGAAGAATGTATGGATCAATGACTTCGATAAGCAGGCTGGGTTCATGCGAAATCTGAGTGAAAAGCTGAAGAAGTTTGATTTGACTGACGATGAGCGCTCACAGTTTTCGGATGATCTACCTTACTTTCTGTTGTCGTTGGGTCAGGGGGAACTCGAGGAGATGTTGGATGACATAGAGACCAACTCGGTACCCAAAGACCAGTGCACGTGTGAGATGTATACCATCCACGCCTACAAGGGTCTGGAGGACGATGTGGTCAAGGTGCACGATGATCTCACGGAAGACGATGTGAATCTACGGTACGTGGCGCTCACACGGGGTAGACGGGAAATAAATGTGTGCGTCTAAGTTCATGGCACCCGCTGAGAATGTAAGGAGGGACTATATGTTGATATAAAAAAATATTCATCTACTATAAATGGCTAGTCAGCCTCAGTACCCTATGCCCCCTCAGTTTTTTGTACCCCCACAGGGTGGAAAGAATAACAGTAGTACCACTATTATTCTCGTAGTAGTATTTTTGATGTTATTGGTATCGATGGGTGCATCCATCTACTTTCTGTTCTTCAGGAAGGTCAAAGGTAAAAAGTGTACTCTGAAAGACAAAGATG